GTAACCACCCCCATGGGGTTTGTATATATATATATTACCACTCACAATATATATTATATTTTTCAAAATATCAAAATAGGAGGTCATCTTGTACATAGACTTAGAAAAGAAATTCAAAGTTAATTCATTCTGCCTAAACTGTACAAAGACCTGTAAACAGCATATTTTGGTTAAAATAGTAAGATGTTCACTTCGTCAAGTTAAGAATAAAGAGAGGAATTAAAGTAATGAAAAAAAGAAGACCAACCATATTAATCACAGAAAGACGGCGGGCTATAAAAGACTATATAGAAAAATATGGTAATATTTGTTATTATTGTGGTATAGACCTTGGAATATTCAAAAATCATTTAGACCACATAATTCCTGTTAAGCTGGGTGGTAAAGACGAACAAGATAATTTGGTGTTAAGCTGTAGTTTTTGTAATAGGGCTAAGTGGGATAATACATTAGAGTTATTTTTAAAATGGTTGGCACATATTAGGTCGGGATACTTTCAGTGTTGTGCTCGTGAGTTAATCAAACTTTATACTGGGCGTATTGCTGCTAATGAAGTAGATAAATTTAAATTAACTGAGCAAGATTTTGACAGATTATCAAAAAGCTATCACGACTAAGTGCGAGACATTTTTCTAGCCCTAAAAAAGCATTGAAAACATTGAACTAAATTAGGGTGTTTTTTGAATAGTCGACCTAGGAGTGGCTAAATTAAGAGGTTTTATAACATACTGATAATCAATGGTTTATAAAAGGGTGAAAAAAGAGCTTCAGGGGCTTAAACGAGCTCCTAGGAGTTTTAGGTAAAAAATGAAAAAACAAGTAACTTGCAAAGTATGTGGTAAAAAATTTGAAAATAGTCGGTCTTGGGCTAAATACTGTTCTATTGAATAGTACAGTTGTCCTACATAATAGAACATTTGTTCTTTTAAATTGCTCCCCGCTTGACTCCCGAAAGGGCTTGAGTGGGGTTATCACCTCCCCAGAATCGCATAGTCCATTCTGGGAATGTCGGTGTGGTGTGGTAACCTGATTGACATGTTGATGATAAGATTCTCTACGCAATCGCAGACTAACTGTCACCGACTTGTATTTATAGGTAGCAACACATTATGCGGTTAAAGCCCGATTCATCCGGAAGGAGTGTTGCTACCGACTGTATTTATTATGAATTTAATTAAAAATACATTTAAAGATTGGTTATATCACTTAGGGGCAGTAATCTGTATTCCAATAGGTTATATTATATATTTGTTATTAACATTGTTTTCTAAAAGAGATAAATAATCAATTATGATGTTTTATTAACATATATCTAAATAAGATATCATATTTGATACGTTAACCCCTTGATTTTATAGGTTAACCAAGAATAATAGTAATACCATAACTATGGTATATTTTAACTGTAACTGTCATTAAACGACAGTATTTGCGAATGGTTCGGTAATTTGCGAACCATTAACTATGTTGACCTACTGGGTCAGAAAAGGAGATAATATGGCAGGAAAGAAAGGCGATTGTGGTGGAACACCAAGAGTAGGTAAGAAAGGTGATGCTAAACCAAGACGAGGTTCAGGTAGGGGCAGAGGAGCAGGAAGGGGTCGTAAAAGAAAATAAATGGAAATAACCAAAGAACAAGCTACCAAACTTTATGATATATGGAATAATGACCTATTAAAGTGGGTAGAAGACTTTTTAGGACACTTCCTTACTTCCAAGGTTCCTGATTTTCATAAAGATATATACAATTTAGTGCAAAATGCACAGAGATTGGCTTTGGCAGCTCCACGTGGGTTTGCTAAAGCACAGTCTTTATGTTCTAAAGTTTTAACTCTGGGTGGTTGGACAACAATCGGTGATTTGCGGGTTGGTGATTTTGTTTTTGGTTCAGACGGAGAACCAACTAAAGTAATTGCGATGACACCGGTAGAGAAAATGTTTTTATATCGGGTGGAAACTAGAGACGATAGAAGTACACTTTGTAATCTAGGACATTTGTGGGAAGTAACTTGTCCACAGAATACTGGAAATAAGAAAATAGTAAAATCACTACAAGATATTTTACAGAATTATAAAAAGGAAAGAATAGATAAAAGGACTGGAGAAAGATATATAGAGTATAAGTATTTTCTTGGTTGGGCTAAACCAGTTGAATTTGAGGACAAGCATCTAATTATAGAACCATATACGCTAGGTTGTTGGTTGGGTGATGGACATAGTAATGATAGTAGTTTTACAACTCAAGATATAGAAATCCTTCATTATTTTCCTTATAAAGTAACTAAACAAAAGGCTAAATTAAGATATACAATCAGAGGGTTAAGACCAAAGTTAAGAAAATTAGAAGTATTAAATAATAAACATATTCCTGAGATATATTTATTTTCTTCTATAAAACAAAGAGAATTGTTATTACAAGGATTAATTGACACAGATGGCACAATAAATGCTTCTGGAAAAATATTTGAATTTTGTAATATTAATAAAAGGCTGATAGATGGCGTAGTTTCTTTGATTAGAAGTTTGGGTGGAACGGCAACTGTGGGCAAAGGAAAATCTTGGTGTAATGGAAAATATCATAATTATTATAAAATTACAGCGAGATGTCCTAGAGAAATTTTACCAACAAGATTATCAAGAAAAAGAAAATTGTGGGAAGGAAGTATAAAAACTAAATCAGCCATAACAAATATTGTTTTTGATAGACAAGAATATGGAAGGTGTATACAAGTAGAAGCTAAGGACGGGCAATATATCACAAATGATTATATATTGACTCATAATAGTATGATATGTAGTGTGTTTTATCCTTTTTGGTGTGCATTGTTCCAGAAAAAGAAAGATATTCTAATTATATCAGCCTCAGAGGGACTCGCTATTGAATGGTTACGCAAGATGCGTACCGAAATGGAGTCTAATCCGTTTATTCTTAAATATTTTGGAGATTTAAAGTCAAATAAATGGACGGAGACCCACCTGATATTGAATAACAAGCAAAAGACGAACATTCGTGCTCGTGGTGCTGGAGGTCAGATACGAGGTTTTCGCCCAGATTTGATAATATTAGATGATATAGAGACTGATGAGTCAGTAGCAAGCTCAGAACAACGCACAAAGCTACGAGAATGGGTCTTTAAAGCCTGTTTAAACACCTTGTTACCTCATGGTCAGTTTATCTGGATAGGCACCATTATAAGCCCTTTAGCCCTATTACAAGAGATGTTAGATAGCGATAATGACTGGGAAAAGAGAAAATTCAGAGCTTACAAGGATGCTAGACAGGAGGAAGGTTATGAATTATGGAAATCACTCTGGTCGCATAAAAAGTTACAAGCAAGGAAAAAGGAGATTGGGAGCACCGCTTTTGCCTCGGAATATCTCAATGACCCTATTCTTAATGAAGCATCACCGATTAAACCACATCAACTCAGGTATTGGAATGAGCTTCCTACTAATTTGTCTACTGTTATTTCCGTTGACCCTGCTTACTCTGATGATGAGAGGGCTGATTATAAGGTGGCAACTCTGGTTGGTATTAATTCTCAACATAATCGTTATCTTGTTAGTTATATACGGACTCACCGTCCTTCTGGTGAATTTATAGATTCAATATTAAATTTATATCTTCAGAACAAAGATACTTTGACAGCGATAGGTGTTCCTAATTCTGGAGTTGAAAAAGAGTTTTTTAATTCATTTGTAAGAAAAGCACACGATAGACACTTATATCCTCCAATAGTAGAACTAAAAAATACATTTAAGAGAGGAACAGATAAAGTTATAAGAAAAAAGAAAGATAGAATAGTGGCAGCGTTACAACCATTGTTTGAGTCTGGAAAATATTATATACACGCTAATCATGAAGAAGCTAAAGATGAGTTACTTACATTAGGTGCTTCTCGTTGGGACGATATTGTTGATTGTTTGTGTTATGCGGAAACTATTATAACACCAAATTACATAGAACCAGAAGTTAATAAAAGAGGAAGATACGGAGAATTATTACCAGACGAAAAAGAAATAAAAGTATTTGATTATGGATATTAAAGGAGATAAAAAGTGGCAGTAAAATACCAAAAAGAAGTAATACAACCAGCAGCAGGTATGTCTAATAATGGCATGAATGAGCTGGTTACTAAGATAAAGAATTGGCAATCTGATTCTGAGAATTGGACTGAAACTTGGAGAAGTTCTCAAGACAAGTGGCATAGAATGAGAATGCGAATAAAGAAGAAGAAAACATTCCCATTTGTTGGATGTTCTAATATTCGTATGCCTACCATTGAAATTAAAATGAGAAAGCTCAAGGCTGCTCTTGCTAATGTTATTTTTGGTATTAGACCCATTGTCCAAGCAGTGCCATCTCCATCTGGTAATTGGGAAACAGCACGAAAGATAGAGAAGTTCTTAGACCATTTAATTATGGAGAAAATAAAGATTAAGAATAAATCTTTAATTGCTATAGACCAAACAATAGAGAAAGGATTTTTTATTCTTAAACCATTTTGGAGAATAGAGATAACAAATAGAATTGAAGAATTATCTTTAGATGATATTTCTATACAAGAAGCTCTTTGGTTATTTGATGCTGAAAGACAACCAGAAGAAGTTGAACAAGCTATTATTAAAAGATTAGATGTTGATATGAATGATTTGGTTAAAGAACATAATCAAAAAGAAGTATCAATAATAGTAGATGAATTATTATCTGGTAAAGAAAATGTAAAGTTTGAAATACAAGATGTTCTTTATAATTGCCCTGATGTTGCTTTATGTGAACCAGAGAGAGTCTATGTTCCACCTACTGCTGGGTTTGACCCACAAAAAGCACAGTATATAATCCATGAATTTTATTTACCATTTCACGAATTAAAAAGTAATGGTGAACATAAAAAGTGGGATATTGAAGGAATAGATAAAATTGCCAATAAACAAGATGTTGACTTATCAAGTCATACAATAGATGTAACCAGAGATGAGAGAGAGGGAATACAGAGATTACAGTCAACTAATAATCTTGTAAAAATATGGGAATGTTATTGTTGGTATGATATTAATAATGATGGAACAGAAGAAAAATGTGTAGTTACTATAGCACCTGATTTCAATCAGGAATTAAGAAAAATTACCCTACCTTTCTACTCTGGTAATTTCCCCTTCGTGAAACTATTTTATGAGTTGACCTCCGACAGATGGTTTTCGCATAGGGGAATACCAGAGCTAATAGAAGATATAGTTAAAGAGATAGATATACAACATATGCAAAAGATTGATAGGCAGACACTTACAAACTCGCCTATGTATATCTACAGAGCAGGTATGGTTAATCCTAAGACTGTTCAGTTTGTATTTGGACAAGGTATTCCAGCACAAGGTATGCAACCATTAAATGATTTGATTGCTCCATTAAATTCTCATAATCCTAATGTAGAGTTTTCATATGAAAAAGAACAGATGATACTTGAAACTAAGATTGAAGAACTTATAGGACAAGTTGATTTCTCTTTACAATCTATGATTAATAAAAGACAACCAAGGACATTAGGCGAAGTAGACCACCAAGTTCAAAGTGCTAGTAATGTATTCTCTTTAGATGCTGATATGTTCAGAGAATGCTTTGCAAACCTATTTAATTGGATATGGGATTTATGGTCTCAGTATGGAGATGATACTTATGAGTTTATGTATTTTGGACAAGACTCAAGGAAAGAGGGAGAAAAGATTAAACTTACTCGTGAAGAAACTCAAGGTAAGTATGTTATCACTGTAAGAGGAAATGACCAGAATACTAACCCACAAGTTAAGATGCAGAAAGCCCAGCAGATTATGATGGGAACACAAAATCAATTAGCTATACAAATGGGAGTTATTTCTCCTATACACGTAGCAAATGCTTATAAGAGATTTTATCAGATGTTAGATGTACCTAATTGGGAAGAGTTAGTAGCAACACCTGAACAAATGCAGAAAACTATGCAAGCACAACAGAAAGCAACAGAGGAACAAAAGATGAGAGATGAGTCAGATTTTATTAGATTGAAAGGTGACGACTTAACTGATGCTGAAACGATACAACTATTGCAGAAACGTGGTATCCAACCTGACGTTCAAGGAAGGATGTTAAACGAACAAAATAGACGTCAAGAGAAGGACATAGAACAAGAAGCTAAGGGTTATGAAACATTAGCAAAGATTTCTGATTCTATTACTAAACAACAAACCAAGGAGAAGCCTGATGCAGGAAGAAAATGAGTTAGTTGAACGGATTAGTGAATGTAACACAGTTATTAGAGACATTGATAATTCTCCAGCTTGGAAAGTAATTGTTAAGGATATGGGAATACAAAAGACATTCCTTGATGATAATTGGCAGAACATTAATGATGACAAAAAGACAAAAGAAGCAAGGATATTAAAACTTGCAGTTATGCACGTTCTCACACTCAAGGAAAAGTATCAAGGTGATTTGAAGTCAGCTAGTGAAAGATTAGACATTATTAGAAATCCAGGGACAGTTGTAGACAAAGATTATGATGAAGAATAAACTATGGGATATAAAAGAAAAGTAGATAGAAGTATGCACGATTATGGAGAAACAGACTATGAAAATAAAGTCATTCGTGTTAATCCTCGCAAGGGTAATCTTCTTAATACTATTATCCACGAAGAGTTACACCGTGTACACCCAGACTGGGAAGAGAGAAAAATTAGAAAGGTATCAAAGAAGAACGAAACTTCTCTCACAATGGCAGAGGCAGCCAAACTTATTGGTAGATTTAGAAAAAAGAGGAAGAAATAATATGGTAGATTATCTTGACCCATTAGTATTTTCAGAAGCAACAAAAACAAGTCATAAGGCATTTGAAAAAGATGCTACTGGTATTATTTGGGCTGTTAAAAATAGAGAAGCAAGACCAGATAGGTTTGGAGCTACGAGAGAAGAAGTTATATTTGCAGACAAACAATTCACAGGTGTTGGTAGCAATGAATGGAATAAAGTAATAAATAACAAATTAACAAAAGAAGAAGAATGGTATTTCAAGCGTGGAGTTCAATTAAGAAAAGCTATAGATGGTGGAAAGATAGCCGACCCTACAGGCGGTGCTGACCATTATTATAATCCTAAATTAGCTTCACCAGATTGGGCAGAGGTTTATGGTAAAACATATTCATCTGGTGCACACGATTATCATAAAGAAGTATCAGGAAAGAATAAAAAAGGTATTGGTTTCAAACAAGCCTTTTATACAGCAAGAACTAATGGTAGAAAAACTTTTACTTGGAATGGTAAAAAATATACTACTAAACTAAAAACCGCCAAGTAGGCGTAAAACACAGGAGATTTATGTTAGAAGAAGAAACGAATGTAGAACAGGAAGTCGTTCAACCTGAACAAGAGAATGTAACAGAGGAAATCGTTCAGCCTCAAGAAACAAGCGTGGAATCAGAAGTTGCTATAACTGACACTCCTCCAGCAGAGGTTACTGCTGTACCGTCAGATGTAGATGAGTTCGGTGTACCTTTTAAAAATAGGTATATGGAGATGAAGCGTAAATATGAAGATGTATCATCTAAGCAAGACCAAATATTGCAAAAGATGGATAATCTTCAAGGACAGCAACAACAACCAAAGTACTCTAAGGAAGAGCTTATGGCATACATTTCAAAAGAAGACACTGAGCCTGCACACAGAGCTTGGGCGTTGACTGAAATGAACAAGTTAGAGGAACAGAACGTATCTGATAAAATAGAACAAAAGTTTCAAACATTACAAAAACAGCAAACTGCTGAAAGAGTAAAAAATGATACTTTTGCTTTTGTTACACAACGACACCCAGAAATAACTATTAAAGACAATGCTGGGAACTTTGTTGGATGGAATACTAAAAGTCCTGTTGTTCAGAGAATGGATGCTTATATGCGAAATCCCGAAATTGCAAATAATCCTGCGGGTTTAAGAGTTGCTTTAGCATTAGCAAAAGACGACCTTTCTGGTAGTCAATTAGCTAATCAGCAAAAATTAAAAACTCAAGTGAAAACTTTGCAAAAGGGCACTATGGTAGAAGGTGGAAAACCATCACCAATACAAGCAACTGACAAGTTACATAGTGCAAAAGACATGCTTCGCAAATCAGGAAGTAAGAAAGATGCTTTGTCGGCTGTTGCTGAATGGCACAGAAAACAAGGAAAATTCGAGGAGTAAATAGATGGCTTTGACTTACACATACGATGACAACTCTATCAGAGAAGACCTATTAGATATTATAACTAATATGAGTCCTCAAGAAACACAGTTGTTATCAGGGTTAGGTACTTCTTCTGCAAAAGATACTATGCATATTTGGTTAAAAGATACACTGAAAAGTGTAGCCGCCAATTCGCATATTGAAGGTGCAGATGCTACTTATCCAGATAGAACAGACCCAGAAAGAATGTACAACCATTGTCAGATTGTTAGAGTTGGTTATGATGTTACTGATTCAGAGAGAGCTGTAAACAATGCAGGCTTTTCTGATAGGTATAATTATGAAACCACTAAGGCTTTGAAAGAGTGGAAGAATGACACTGAATACGCTTTAATGCGTGGTTCAATGGCTACAGGTGCAGGTACTACTGCAAGGGCTATGAAGGGAATTAAAAGATTCCTTTTATCAAACAACTACACCAACGCATCAGGTATATCATTAACAGAAACCATACTTAATGATAGATTTGAAGACGTTTGGTCAGATGGTACACAAGTTAATGCTTTGTATGTTCCTATGTATATGAAGAGAAAAATCTCTACATTTACTGGTGGTGCTACAAAGAATGTAGATGTAACAGACCGCAGGCTTGTTCTTGCAGTTGACATTTACCAAGCTGATGCTGCAACAAACGTAAAACTTTTTGCACATCGCTATGTACATGTTTCTGGGGATACTAACTATGATGTAGTTGGTATAGATGAAGACAAATTCAAAGTAGCTTACCTTAGAAAACCATTCACTCGTGAATTAGCCAAGACTGGTGATTCAACTAAGGGTGAGGTTATAGGTGAACTTACTATGGAATGTCTACATGAAGATGCAGGCTTTTACGCTGAAAAAATGCTCTAGGAGGTAATAAATTATGGCTAACGAAACAACCACAAATTTATCCCTTCAGAAACCGATTGATGAGCATAATCTTGTAGAGGATATTAATCTTCTACAAGCAGCTCATAGTGCAAACATGGATTTGCTTGAAACGTACATAGCGGCTGGAACAGTTGCCATTGCCACAAACCCTTCTATCGTTACGATGGTGGGAGATAGAATAGTAAAATTATATGCCTGTTCAGCAGGTTCAATTTCAACTATTACTGGTATGGTAGATGAAGTTCCATTTTCTATGGTAAACATGTCAAGTGGGTCAAGTTTAGCTTTGCTTAATGGTAATCCCGTTTTTAAACTAAGTGCGGATTGGGTTCCTGACCAGGAATACAGTTCAATAACACTTGTTTGGAATGGTACACAATACATTGAGTTAGGGAGAGTTGTAGCAGCTTAGAAAACAAATTGGGGGGGGTATGAAATATTACCCCCACCCATTCTTTAAAACTATGTTAATTAGCAAAGGCACAAGAGATGAAGCAATACACGCACTTATAAATGTTTGGTTGAAAGACCCGACACGAAAGTGTGGGTGGTGTGGAAAAATGTATATACCAGAAGAGTTTCCTTGCTGTGAACAACCATACATAGCTGATAATGCTGGGATTATGAAACAGTTTTATAAAGACCAACTATTTATCAGAGAAACCCGTAAGAATGTTTATGCTTCTATGAAAGCAAATAACACAAATAATTCTATGAGATGGGTATTATCTTTTCCACCAAGTCTCTTATCTTTTTTAGAAAGTGCTTTTAAGAATAGGTATCAAGAAAAGTTATTTCATGATAAATACAATGTTCAATGGTTTGCAAAAAAGTTTGGTAAATATTTTCAAATACCAGAAAGGATTTAATGAAAGAAAAACTTGCTCTTAATGTTATTGTAAAGAATGAAATTGAAGATGTTGAAAGAATAGTTGCTAAGTATGGTAAATACTTTGACGAGATTTGTATAGCAGTTGATGAAAATGTAGAAAAGTTCAAAATAAGGTTTAAAGATAAAATAAAGGTTTTTCCTTACAAATGGTGTAATGATTTTGCTAATAAAAGAAACTTCTTAGTAGAAAAAACAGAGAGTAAGTATTATTTTAGAATGGATTGTGATGATGATATAGAACATCCAGAACTACTTAGAGACAGTTTTGATTTAATGGTGAAGAAAGGTTTTGATGTTATCTATTATTATTATATCTATAGTAGAAATGAATTTGGTTCTCCTGATGCAGAACATTGGAGAGAAAGTATAATAAAGAAAAGACCAGATATATATTGGAAGAAGAAAATACACGAGAATGTATTTGTTGAAAATCAGAATACTTTTACAGCTTTGAGAGATGACAGGATAAAGATAATACATAATCCTAAACCTGGACATCACGAAGAGTCTTCTAAAAGGAATATGAAATTCTTATTAGAAGAATATAAACAAGATGGTAAAAACACAGACCCAAGAACAATAGCTTATCTTGGTAGAATGTATATGGGGTTAGGTGAGTGGAAACAGTCAATACCATTTTTAGAATTACTTACACAGAAGTCGGGCTGGGATGATGATAAATACTTTGGTTGGATTCATCTAGCTGAGTGTTGGAAACATTTAGGTAATATAGATTATGCTATAGCATCTTGTAATGAAGCTTTAGCTATAAATACTAAATTTCCAGATGCTTATTTACAATTAGGTGCTATCTATTTACAGAAAGAAGATTTTCATAAGTCTCTTGATTGGACAATGCCAGGAATGGTTAGACCAATACCAGATACTATGTTTGTTCTTGACCCAACAGTATATGGTTGGAGAGCAAGAATGAACGCAGCACTAGGTAATTTAGGAATTGGAAAGTTTGATGTAGCTTTACAATATTATAGACAAGCTAGAAAGTTAGCACCTAAAGAACCTTTTATTATAAAAACTCAGAAACTATTTGAAGAGTCTTTTGAAGATAGTGAGTTTTTTAAGAATTTTCTTTGGATTGTAAAATACTTACAAGTTAAAGCACCAAGTAAAATACCACATCTTATGGAAGCTATACCTAAAGAATCATTTAAGGATGATAGGTTTTATAGTATAAAACATAAATTTGATAAACCTAAAGTATGGTCTGATAAATCTATTATAATCTATTGTGGTGAAGCTTGGGAAGATTGGGCTAGCCCTTCAGTTATAAAAGGTATTGGTGGTTCTGAGGAAGCTGTTATTTACCTTTCAAAGGAATTAACTAAACTTGGATTTGAAGTAACAGTATTTAACTCTTGCGGTTCACTAGAAGGAACATATGAAGGAGTTACTTACAAAGATTATAATGAGTTCAATCCAAATGATGAACACAATATAATGGTTAGTTGGAGAGGAAATATATTCAAAGACAATGATTTAACAGCTAAGAAGAAGTTTATATGGTTACACGATATACTATCTCCACATCAATTTACAGGAAAAGAATCAGAAACATTTGATAAGTTAATTGTTCTTTCTCAATATCACAAGTCGTTAGTAGAACTACCAGATGATAAAATATTTGTTAGTTCTAATGGTATTAACTTACCAGACTTTGAAACACAAGACATAGAGAGAAATCCAAAGCGTATAATATATGCTTCTTCTTATGACAGAGGGATTACTAATCTTTTAGTTATGTGGGATAAAGTTTTAGAAAGAGTACCAGATGCAGAACTACATTTGTTTTACGGATGGGACACATATCTTAAAATGGAGAAAACAGGTTTTAGAAGTCCTAAAGATAGACTTGCCATTACAAAGCTTATGCAGAAAAAGAATATCTTTGAACACGGAAGGATAGGACATAAAGAACTTGTTACTGAGTTTTATAAATCAGGTGTATGGGCTTATCCTTCACACTTCCAAGAGATAAGTTGTATCACAGCCATGAAAGCTCAAGCTTGTGGTTGTATTCCAGTAATAGCTGATTTTGCTGCGTTAAAAGAAACAGTTAAACTTAGTAAAAAGATAGATGGTAAATGTGATACTCCAGAGCAAGTAATAAAATACACAAACTTACTTATAGATACTTTAAATAATCCTAAGTCTCAGGATGAAATGAGAACGGATATAATAAAATATAGGAGTGATTTTGGATGGGACAAAGTAGCCTTACAATGGAAGAACGAACTGTTTGTTTGAAGAAACTAAAGAGAATACTGCTAATAGGTGGTTGTGGTTATATAGGTTCAAGACTATATTCATTATTGTCTAAAAACTATAATGTAACATCTGTTGACTTAGAATGGTTTGATAGTTTTGTTCCACATAACTTTTGTCGTGATTATAACAAATTGAATAAAACATTCATAAACAGATTTGATGTTGTAATACTTCTTGCTGGGCACTCAAGCACACAGATGTGTATAGATAATGCAAAAGCAAGTTATGCAAATAATGTAGGTAACTTCGTAAATCTTATAGAAAAGATAAAAAATACAAAGTTCATATATGCAAGTAGCTCAAGTGTTTATGGAAACTTTAAGGATAGATTAGCTACAGAGAAAGTATTAGGTTTCACACCTAATAACTTCTATGACCTTACAAAACACATCATAGACTTACACGCTTCTCTTTATCCGATAGAGTATTACGGATTAAGACTTGGCACAGTCAATGGGTTCTCTGAGAGTTTTAGAAAAGATATAATGATAAATGCTATGTATGCTTCATACGATAAGTATGGATATATAAAAGAATATAATCCAGAAGTATATAGACCAATATTAGATATAAAAGATTTAGGTCGGGCAATAGAAACTATTATAGAAAATGGTTCTATAGAAAAAGCTGGGATTTATAATCTTGGTAGTTTTAATTCACAAGTAAAAGATATAGTAACAAGGGTTAGTAAATATCTAAATTGTAGAGTTGAGAAAGTTAAGGGAACTGATGATACAAAATTACAATCAGGATTATATAACTTTTCTATAAATTCAGATAAATTCAGAGATACATTTTCTTTTGAGTTTAAGGGAAATGTAAAATCAATATTAGATGACATAACAAGTGATAGGATTATCAGTTTTAGTGATAGAAAGGTTAAAAAAGAGTATGTATAAAACATTACATAAGTGTCTTTGTTGTAATAGTGATAATCTTTATAAATACTTTGATTTAGGACAACAACCATTAGCTAACAATCTTAAAAGTTCAATCAAAGAAAAAGACAAGTTATATCCATTAGCAGTTAATGTTTGCAGAGATTGTTTTCATTCACAGCTTACAGTATCAGTAAATAAAGAATTATTATTTAAAAACTATTTTTATGTTAGTGGAACAAGCAAGAGCTTATGTAAATACTTTGAAACTTTAGCAAAGAAGATAGTTAAGAAAACTGGCTTTGGTAAAGGAATAAAGATACTCGATATAGCTTGTAATGATGGTACATTCTTACAGTTCTTTGATAAATATAAGTGGGATACATATGGGGTAGACCCTGCCGAGAACCTGCGTAATCTAGCCGTTAAAAAGGGAATAAAGATGTATACAGAGTTCTTTCCTGAGTTTATTACTTTTGAAACAAGGTTTAAGGTTATCACAGCTCTTAATGTATTAGCCCATACAGACACTCCTTATGAGTTTTTAGTGGGTTGTAAGAAGATACTTGATAAAGATGGTTATATCTTCATACAGACCTCACAGAAAGATATGGTTGTTAATGGTGAGTTTGATACTATATATCACGAACATCAATCATTCTTTACAATAAAGTCAATGATTAAGCTTGTTAGTAGGGCTGGATTAGTTCTTACTAACGTAGAAACAATGGATGTTCATGGCAAGAGTTATCTATTTACAATAAGAAAGAGTGGCAAGTATTTTGACAAATTAGAGAAAGATGGTAGATACTCTATTGATACCTATAGTAATTTTCATAAGAAAGCTGAAGATACAAAGAGAGATATTCTAAGATTGTTAAAAGTATTAGGAAGGGTAGTAATTGGTTATGGTGCGGCAGCTAAAGGTGTAGTGTTAGCAAACTATCTAAAATTACCATTAGAATATGTAATAGATGATAACCCATTAAAACAAAGAAAAGTTATAGGTGGTGTTAATACAACAATATATTCTATAGATAAACTAAAGAAAGATAAAAGAGATTTAGCAATAATAGTTCTTCCTTGGAATATGTATGAAGATATAACAAACAATATCAAAGAAGTTAGAAATAATTCAGCAGATAGATTTATTAAACCATTTCCGAGTGTAGAAATATTATGAAGATAGCAATAGTTGGTAACGGAAGTAGTTTACTGAGACTGAAGAAAGGTGTTGAGATAGACTCTCACGATTTGGTTATAAGACAAAACTTCTACTATGACCTTATGGAACCCGAAACAACAGGCATTAAGGTTGATATTTGGTCTTGTGCTTTTGATGCTCACGAATATGATGATAAAGGAAGAAGTAAAGAGATATGGTGTGCCAGACCACTTAGTTGGGAGAATGGTGGTAAGTGGAGAATACTTCCACACATTGATAGAAAGAGAATTACAAAAGATATACATGAAGGTGAATATAATAGAATATCCCAGATTACTAAAGATGCTGGTGGTTCAAACCCAACTACTGGTTTTCTTACATTAAAGTTTACACAAGCTCTATATCCTGAAGCAGATATAAGTTTATATGGATATGATTTCTATGAGCCACCAAAACATTATTACGATAAGGATTTTAAAATATCCAATGCTATATTATATAAAGACCATTCACCTGATATTGAGAAGAAATTAGTGCAAGAGGGTGTTAAAAATGGAGAATATAAAAGGATAATTGAATGATAAAATACAAACATATTTACGCTGGTCTCGTTCACGATGCCATGACTTTTGATATAAAATATGAAAAACCTTTTGTTTTGCCTAATCAAATAAAAAAGGGTTGGGATTTTAAAGGAAATATTTTCGGAAAGGTTTTCAATGTAAAAGGTAAGAAAGTTAAAAGAACTAATGATTCTATTCGAATGAATATTTTTAATAATATGACTAAGGATAGTATATTTGTATTAGAAGCCAACGACAATAATGTATCTCATTTTGGAGATATAACTGGAAAGATATTAAAAAGAAATGATTGTAGAGGAGCAATAATAGATGGTTATTCTAGGGATATAGAATTTATAAAAGAAGATAAATTAAAAATTTATTGTAAAGGATATTTACCTCAAGATTCTTATGGAACTTGGCAAATGGATAAATTCAATGTTACTTTAGAAATAGGAAATGTAATTATTGAACCTAATGATTATATCTATGCCGATGACACTGCAATACTTTTAATACCTGAAAAAATAGTAAATGAATTATTTATATTTATTAATAAAAGATTTAAAAGAGAGGAAATTCTTAGAAAACAGGTAGCTAATAAAAAGATTTCATTGTCAGAATTAAAAAAAAGATTAGGAAGATGGTAAAATTACGAAAATGGATGATAATTAATGAATGATATTATTGCTTTTGTTCATGCAAAATCAACTAGCTCCAGATTAAAAAATAAGAATAAATTATTGTTAGGAGACATTCCTTTATTTTGTCATGCTATAAAAAATGGGATAGATAGTAAATTAATAAACAAAGTAATCATTGATAGTGATTCAGATAAAATTTTAGAGATAGGGAAAAGATTTGGAGCTGTGCCTTTAAAAAGACCTAAAAGTTTAGCAACAAATGCCACCACAGGAGATGGTTTAATGTATTGGCAAGCTAGCAATTATCCTAATTCTAAAATAATATTACAACTTGTTCCAACATCTCCGTTCATAAAGTCAATTACAATCGATAAAGCGATTACAGAAATAATAGACAAAAACATAGATAGTGTTATAGGCGTACGTTCAGAAGCTTTCTATGAATGGAAAAACGGTATTCCTATATATTATAAAAAAGATGAGAATATACCAAATAGTTTTGAAATTAAAAAAACAACCTATGAAACTACTGGTTTATATATTAGCAAAAGTATATTTGTCCTAAAGGAAAAGAAAAGAATAAATTCTCTTAGTTGTAGTTTATATGAATTATCTAAGATTGAAGCTATTGATATTAATGATTTTGAGGAATTTGAATTTGCTAAAATTGTTTATAAGGGTATGTAAAACAAAACATAATGTCTGGAATCTCTATAATTATACCTTGTTATCATAAAGAATTAAGACACTATTCTTTAACTGTTAGGTGTTTAGAACATTTAAGGAAACATACTAAAGTTCCATTTGAACTTATACTTATTGAAAATATAAACAAGTGGGTAGCTAATGAAGGTAATAGTTACCTGTGGTTTAAAGAACCAAAGACCTTTGCTGAGAACGCAAATATAGGTTTAAAGTTAGCTAAGACAGAATATATCTGTATGTTAAACAATGATGTATTTGTTCCAGAAGGTTGGTTAGAAGGACTAATGAAATGTTTTGATGACCCTCTTTGTGGAGTTGCTACTATAGACAGCACACAATATGGAAGAGCTACTGAAGATAAGATAATTGAATGGTTCTTTGGTGCTATCTGGGTAATGAAAAGAAAAGTATTTAATAGTGTTGGTTTCTTTGATGAGTCTTTTACTCACGCTTTTGATGATGCTGATTATTGGGTTAGAGTTTACGAAGCTGGATATAAAATATTAATGAATAGAAACATACAAGTAGAACACAAAGATGGTTCAACAATACATAAGTTTGAAGGACATACAGAAAGATATATTGCTATGAGAAAGAAGTTTAATGAAAAACACAAAGATTGTAATTTACAGATATTTAAGAATTTAAGATAAGGAGAGATAAATGGGAAGAGGATTTGATACAATGCAGGGAAATGTTGGTGCCAATGTTCAAGATACAAGCACAGCCTTTGCTACAGAGATTGGTAAGTATATAAATAAGAGATACCAACAGGTATTGCGTAAGATAAACTGGGACTATATCAACGAGGATTATACTGTAACTTTGGTTGGTGGAACACAGGATTATACTCTCCCTTCAGACTTTAAGTCAGAGCTATATGCTAATATCTCAGATAATGATGGACAGTTAAGTAGAATAGAATTACAAGACTTAGTAAGAGAATACCCTGGAGACATGACTACTCAAAGTGATGTAGAGAGATACAGTGTTTATAATAGTGATGATGGAGAGAAGTATATTCGTTTCCATTATGTTCCAACTAAGGCACAGACAGTTCAGTTACCATATATTGTCAAGCCTACTGCGTTGAGTGGTACTACAGAGAATATATTAGACATAGAAGATTTGTTAGAGTTAGGTGCTACTGCTGATGCTTGGAGATATAAGAGACAGTTTGGTAAGGCACAAGCTATGGATATTCTATTTGAGAAAGAGTTATCTGAGCATATATTTGCACAGGAAAATCAAGAGAATATGGTTCACAAGTTCACTCCTAAAGTAGTAAGTAGAGACACAATTTATTGAGGTATAAATGGGAATATATGATGTAAGGACAGTTTCAAAATTAGGTGGAACAGACGATAAACCTCTTTTTGCTATAAAAAAAAGTATGGAGGGTGGTGTAAACACTCGTTCAGA